ATTCTGTTACTTTTGATTTACCATATGCGACACAATATATAACAAATGGTACACCAACATTTCCAACTATTAATGGTGTAAGTAATCTATATGGTTCAACTAAATACTGGGCACAAGAAACGGGTGTCAATGAAGTAGATGCAAATGGTGTTCAAACACCTATTGCAGCTTATATTAAATCAGGAGATTATGATTTATCAGAACAAGGTTTAGCTGGTGATGGTCAATTAATCATGCGTGTTAAAAGATTTATTCCAGACTTTAAGAGCTTAGAAGGCAATGCAAAAATAACTTTATTCTTTAGAGACTATCCAGCAGATGCTGATTCAACTCCATCTTCAACACCACCTTTAATTACAGGACCATTTACAATTACATCTTCAACGACTAAAGTAGATACGCGCGTGAGAGGAAGACAGGTGAGTTTAAAAATAGAAAATGATGCAGTGGGTGAAACTTGGAGATATGGAACTTTGAGATTAGATATTGAAGCAGGTGGTAGAAGATAATGGCAAAGATAACAGCATATGTACCGGAACCAACACAAAATTATGATGTTAATAATCAAAGACAAATACTTGAAGCAGTTAACACAATTAAAGATCAACTTAACTTTGGATATCAACAAGATTTAATTAACGAACAAGCAGCGATGCTACAATTTATGTATGGAAATCAAAATGGATTTGGATGTGATACAGGATCAGCAAGTAATCCAACTGTTATAGTTCCTGGTGGAAATAGTGTTGATGCCTTTGGAAGATTAAGAGTTTCTAATCCTCTTACTATCTTTGACAGTAAAAGTATTATGTCAAAGAATACTTTATTTGATGAATCTACTGCAAATGGTGGAAGTGTTACTTATACAGCTAATAAGTCTACAGTTAATTTAAATGTAACAGAAGCAGCAGGTTCTAAAACAATAAGACAATCTAAAAGAGTGATGTCTTATCAACCTGGTAAATCATTATTAATATTTAATACCTTTGTAATGAATGCTCAAACAACTAATCTTAAACAAATGGTTGGTTTATTTGATGCTAATAATGGAATATTTTTTCAAGATACAGGATCAGGTTATCAAATTGTAAGACGAACTTATACATCAGGATCTCCAGTTGATACTGAAATTAATCAAGCAGATTGGAATGGAGATAAATTAAATGGAACTGGGCCAAGTGGATTTACATTAAATGCTGCAACATCAAATATATTATTTATAGATATTGAATGGTTAGGGGTTGGATCCGTTAGAGTTGGATTTGTTATTAATGGTCAATTAATTACAGCGCATACTTTCTATAATGCAAATAACTTAACAACTGTTTATATGCAAACAGCTAATCTTCCAATTCGTTATGAAATTCAAAGAACTGGAACCTTAACTGCAGGAACTTATACATTACAACAAATATGTTCTTCATGTATTTCTGAAGGAGGTTATTCACCACAAGGATTAGAACAAATGATTGGAACTTCTCAAATTAATGCTGGCGTAAATTTATCAACAGTAAATACTTATTATAATATTGCAACTATTAGAATTAAGTCAGGAAGACCTTATGCAGTTATAGTTCCAGCAGGGGCCGATATTTTAAATATATCTAATAGTGATTTTGAATGGGGTTTATTTTTTAATGCAACTCCATCTTCTGCTTTTAGTTATACATCTTTTAATGATAATGTTGAATATGATTTAACTACTGTTGATTTAACTTCAACAGGTACAAGAATAGCAGGTGGATATTTAGGAGGTAAAACTGCTCCATTTGCATTAGGGGGAGATTTCATAGCTTTTGCAAATCAACTTGGACAAACAATTAGTGGAACATCGGATACTTTAACATTAGGTGTAAGACCAGGAACAGCAAATGGTGATGTCTCTGGTTTATTAAAATGGTATGATTTAACATAATGGCTATATTTTATAAAAATCAGGGATTTAGTTTAACAACTACAAATGCAACAACTGTATTAAGTATTAATACTTCATCCGTTGCAATTGTTAAAGATATTGCTGTAACTAATACAGGATCATCGCCAGCTACATTAGATATGTATGTTTATGACTATTCAGCTTCTACAACTTATCAATTTATACATGCAAGTGTACAAGGTGCATGTAATGGTAATGCGGCTCAGACAGTCTTGAATTTAGAAGAAGGGGATGCTATACTAGCTCAAACACCAACTGTTAATGTTATTAAAGGCGTTATCAGTTATGCATTATTAGACAGGACAGGAGAAAATGGATAATCTACCAAAGATAGAATGTCAGACAGTAGAAATTATTAAAAGTAAGAAAACAGGAAAGACTTATAATAATATGGAAGACTTCTTAAAAGAAAATAAAATTGAAGATCTACAAAAAGATTTAGCAGTTACTATTACAAATAAAGGTTTAGAGTTATTAGAGAAAGTAATGAATCAAAAATGAATCCTAGGGGCGGAACAGAATTACAGGTAGAGTTATTGCATAAATATGCAGATAAAAATTTATTAGATAAGGTACAAATAACTACATCTGTACCAGAAAAAATACCATTACATCCAACTAAACCAAATATCCTTTGGCAACAAAATTCATACGATCAAGCAAATCTAGCACCATGGTTTCAAAATAAAGATAATCATAAGAAATATGATTGGTATGTATTTAACTCACATTGGTGTTATGAAAAATTTAGAATGATGTTTGATATACCAACATCAAAATGTTTAGTTATTAAGAATGCAATAGATAAAATAAATTCAAGACCTTTAGAACATACTAAAGGTGATCCTGTTAAATTAATATATACTTCAACGCCGTGGCGAGGTTTAAATGTATTACTTGCTGCAATGCAACTTGTTAAAAATACATCTGTACATTTAGATGTATATTCATCAACACAAGTATATGGAGATCAATTTAAATCAGCCAATGATAAACAATTTGAAAGTTTATACGAACAAGCTAAAGCATTGCATAATGTAAGTTATATTGGTTATAAACCTAATGAATTTATAAAAGATAATTTAAAAAATTATCATATGTTTGTTTATCCAAACATATGGGAAGAAACATCTTGTATTGCGGCAATAGAAGCTATGGCTGCAGGACTTTATTGTATTACAACTGATTATGGTGCTTTATTTGAAACAGGTTCAGAATACATTACTTATATACCTTACGAAAAAGATTACATAAAACTAGCACATACGTTTGCATCTGTAATAGATGTAGCAGCAGATAGATTAGGTGATGAGGGAGTAAAAGATCATTTAAAATCACAAATAGAATTTACAAATAGATTTTATTCTTGGGATTTAAGAAAAAATATTTGGAATAGATTTTTACAAGGAGCTATTGATGCAGGACGCAAGTAAACCAATTTGGTTTAATAAACCAAACGATGTAAAGGTAGTTACAAAAGAACCTGAAATAAGGATCTATGTAGCAACTCCAGTACATAGTGAATGTTCTATTCATTACACACAAGCATTATTAAAATTTCAACAGTGCTGTATGATGAATGGAATATTAGTTTCTTTTTCACTTCTTAAATCATCACTAGTTACACAAGGTAGAAACTTATGTGTAGCTAACTTTTTAGGTGATCCAGGCAATTATACACATATGTTATTTATAGATTCAGATATTGATTTTAAATTTGATACAATAATAAGAATGTTAAAATTTGATAAAGAAGTAATAGCGACTCCTTATCCTATGAAACATATTCATTGGGAACAAATATGGGATAGATTACAAGCTGGTAAAATTAAAAATAAAGAAGAATTAATGAGAGCAGGTTTTATATATCCAATAAAAATGGATGGTATGGTAGATAATGTTAAAAAAGAAATAAGTGTTGTAGATGGTTTAATAGAAGTATCTCATGCACCAACTGGATGTATGTTAATTAAAAGACAAGTATTTGATAAGATGATTAAAGCATATCCAGATGATTTTATTGATCAAGCTACAATTGTTAATGGAGAAGCTAAAACTAATCCATATATGTACAATTTTTTTGATACAGTTCATGATCCAAAAACTAGAAAATATTATGGTGAAGACTTTGGATTCTGTAAAAAATGGACTGCAATTGGTGGAAAATGTTATTGTTATATAGATGATTTTATAACACACGTCGGCG